GAGGGAGTTGCTGTCGAGGAAGTCCCTGACGAGCAGGTTTCGCGCCCGCGACACCACCGAGCATCCGCAGATGCTGCCAATGCTCAAATCAATCCCGTGGGGCGGGAGCATTTGAGCCAATCTGGCCAGAGACACGGCCAGCTTGAGGCTGACCTTGAAGTCGTAGGCGGGCAGGGCCACAAAGAGCTTGCGGCCTGCCATGTTAAAACTCTGCTCTTTTCGCATGGATCACCCGTAAAAGACAACGGCGGAGCCGACGTTTGAAAGAGTGCCGTGGACATTCGTTTCAAACAGCAACCCCTGCCCAGGGAAAAGCAGGTATGTTGGCTGGGTGGCCGAGGCAACCGTGTTGATCACGACCACCGACGAACCGCCCGAGCCGCCATCCTTCAGCGTAACGCTGCCAGCAGATGCTCCGGGGACGATGTAGATCCCCTTGACCCGCACACGCCCAAGATTGTTCGTGTTCTGGTCAGTGAACTGGCCGGTGCTGGTTAAGGCAACACTGGCCTTAATGTCCGTTTGCATTGCCATGATGGCCTCCTAATCAGGAGTCGGCAAACGGAGTTGCAACTGTCCCCGAGCCAAGAACAACGCCGGTCACAGCGTACTTCAGCGCATCAATCGCAACGATCTGCACCCAAGTCCCAGCCACGCCACCAGTGGTGCCGCCATTGAGGTTGATGAAATCATTGCTGGCGCCGGGCGTGTAGACCACGACGGCATTGGACGAGTCAGTGTCCACGCCAGTCAGCGAGCCAATGAACTTGTCGGTGCCATCAGTGCCAATTTTCAGGCTGCTGGTGGCAATTGTGGTGGGCACCCAGATGGTGTACACCACGCCTTCGTTGTTGGCGGTGTTGGGGTCAGCGCCCGGGCCAGAAGATACGGGGTCAGCCGACGTATTGATCGTCGGCAGAGTCAAAACAACGTTGGCAGCCAGCGTGCCGCCAACCGTCAAAATGCGGCCACCATGATCGGTGGGGTTCAGAGTGGTACTGGACGTAATCGTCGGTACGGAATTGGGGCCCTGCTGAAAAATGCCGCCAAGAGAGCGAACTGGCCCTTGAAAAGTGGTCTGTGCCATGACAATCCTTTCGTGTTGTAGCACGTCCTCGCACAGTCTCTACAAAGTCTGCTAGGTCAGTCTGTGCGAGTTGAATTCCTAGATGATCTGATGATAGTGGAAAAAAGGGGGTTTTGACACCCCCTTTTTTCTCCAACTATCAAGCGCCCGGCGAACCGAATGCGCCCAGCGGATCCGACCAGCCGAACGAATAACGCTCGCGGGCCTTGTAACGCACGTTACCGGTGTCAAAGTCACCGTCCATCGAGTTTGCCAGAGGCGAACGGATGAAGTGCTTCAGGCCGTTGGGAACATCGGTCGTCAAGAACCAAGCGTCAGTGTCGGTCAAATAGTTGTTGACCGTGTAACCCTCGGGAATCGAGCCGTTGCTCTTGATGGCGTTGATGTCGTTGTCAGCCGTGCCGACGCGCAGCTCGGTTTCGAGCAGGCGGGTGGCAACGAACTGAAGCGACGGCGGGACAATCAGCTTGCGCGGCTTGGCGGCAATCAACAGACCACGCTCATCCGTCCACGCGGCGATCTGGATAACGGCGGCTTCCAAGGAAGTCTCGTTCAAATCGGCGGGGGTCGTAGGCTCGTTGGAGTTGGTGCCACCAGACACCAGCGGGTGGGCCGTCGAGAACAGCTCGACACCATCACCGCCCTTGTAGGTCGATGAGAAGCCGTTGTTCAGGATGGCAGCCGCTTTGGTCTGCTTGGTGTACGCCATTGCACGGGCCAGGGCCTTGGTGTAGCGGCTCGACAGAGTGTCATAGAGGTTGTCCTCAATGGCTTCCTCGGTCAGGCTGAAACCCAGGGCAATGGTTTCGTGGTTGTAGCGTGCAGTCCATGCTTCTTGGCCGTTGTCGTAAGCAATCGCGCTGCCCTCGTTCTTCACCGGTGCGGCGGAGAACCCAGACAGTTTGGTTTCTTCTTCAAACGAACGCTCAGAAGTCTCGGTTTCAAAGATCTCCTTGTGCTGCTCGCCGTAGGTCTTGTACTCAAGACCAAACAAAGCGTTCAGACCGGGGAGAAGCTCTTTCAGTAGTTGTGCGCGTGAAATGGCCATGATTTAGCTCCTTATACGCCAGTAGGGTTGTCGTACTGGTGCATTCCGGCATTCCACTTGACGATGACTTCAGTGTAAGAGCCTGGGAATCCAGCAATCGCTGTTTCGGGAACCACGTCAATGACACGAACCGGAAAAGTGCTGGTCGTGGCAGTGGTGGAGCTGACGGCGACTTTGGAGTTGCCGTTGGTGGTGCTGCCGCTGTTCTGAACCAGCACAGCGTTGTTGCCAACGGAGGTGCGGTTCATATAGCTGATGGTCGTAGCAGACGACACCACGGCGACCTTGAATAGGGCATCGGGATCGTCTTCGACATAAGCCATGATGTCAGAGGCAACGGTGCTTGCAGGGTAATACTGACGGAACACTTTGCCAAAAGTGGCATCGGTGTACGAACAGCCCATGAAAACACCAACTGGGGTGGCGGCGCTTGTACCGGTATCTTTCGCCAGAGTTCCATCGCTATCTAACTTGACCACATCTCCAAAGAAGATGTTGGTGGCAGAGCCAGAATTGATGGGAATCTGACGAGTCGCACCGGCAAACACCTGACCGCCGATCAAATTGATCGGAATCAGCCCGTAAGGGGCATCAACTGATGGGTAAGCCATTTAAGGACTCCTTGAATTATCGACCTTGACCGAACGATGTAGATGACTTTTTCTCGCGGAAAAGAGGCATCCGAGCATCGCTCTCTCTCATAAAATTGTTGTCCACAGCGTCCATGTTGTCCTTGGTCACCTTGGCGAAATACGCCGTGCGCTGACCAACGAACTCCTCGGGCATCTTGCAGAGCAACAAACCTGCGACCTCAATGTTGTCTTTGAATCGACTGTTTGGGTCAACGAGCAGCTTGAATTGGGGTTGTTCCTCGATACCGACAGGCTCCCAGCCTTCGCGAAGTTTTGCTCCCACGTTTTTGGCGTCGTTCTGTCCGGTCATGGAAACCCTGATCCACCTGTAAGCGTACCCCGGCTGTTTGTCAGGCTGGGGAAGTGTTTCGGCGCGCTGCCACTGCTTTGGGCGCTCCGATGCGCTACGGGTTTGTACTTCGCGTGCAAGTCGGTTTTCAGCCATTTCGATTCTCCTGTTTCACAAATTCACGAGCATATTGCTCAGGTGTAACTCCCAAACGCTTGGCAAGTCTCACCTGACTCTCGGTCAACACAACCTTTTTGGGGGATGTGCTTCGTGACACGGGAGCAACCACGGTGGCAGGTCTGTTTGCGCTTCGACCGGGCTTGCCGCCCCCAGTCTGCGTTTCTCCGGTGTATTCCTCGGGGAACTTTGATCGCATGGTCTTGTCGATGCGGTCGTAGTATTCGTCCGTGGTTGCATAGGCTTGCCCATGCTTTTCCACCAATTCCTCATGCAGGCCCAGTGCCATAGCCGTCATCAGGCGATGTTTCCCAAACCATTGGTTGCGCTCTTGCCACGCAGCCGCTTTGGTATCGCGCTGGACAACCGGCTGGGGTTGTGCCTGCTGATTTTGATTGTGTAACTCATTATCCTCCTTTTGTAAAGGGGGCGCCTTATATCGATCAGCCTGGGCCGCACGATTTTGTGCAGAGTTAAGCGCCTGTTGGGCTTCTACAACACGGTCTGAGTCACCAGACTCAAATGCCTCTTTGTAGGCCACCTGGGCTTCCTTGAGCTGCCGGGCGGCGGCCTCTTTGAAAGAAGCAATCAGGGCCGTTTCCGAATACGTCGTCTTGGCCTTGAGTTTTTTGTTCTCCTCGACCAGACGCTGGGCCAGGGTAATGGCCTCTTGCCGCTCACGGTCAGCAGACTCTTTGGCCCGGCGCTCATCGTGCCAAACCTTCTTCATCTGCTTGAGGCGCGTCTTCACCTTTTCCGAATAGTCCTCCAGCTCGTCGGCTTCGAGTTCCTTAACGATGTCCTCCGGGAGGGGCTCACGGCCACGGTCGTCTTCAGGGGTGTCGTCCTGAACCGCCACTTCGATGTCATCTTCGTTGGCGGTAATTTCGACCGTAATCTCTTGTTCTTGGTTTTGCTCTTTGGTAGCCATGATTTCTCCTATTTGCGTGAAATGCCGCGCGGGTCTTCAACAACCCCCTCGACAGAATCATCGTTGATGATGCGGAACTCCCTGCCGTGGATCTTCAACCGCGTGCCTGCGTGTGGGCGCACAAGAATGAAGTCCCCTTGTTTGCACCAAGGGCCACTGGGAAAACGTGAAGGGTCTTTGTAGCAGTCCGGCCCGAGCTTGACTACGAACAGGACGGTGGTCAACAGCTCCTCATGCTGCATGGTGATGTCAGCTTTAACTAGGCCGGTATCTCCGTATTCCTTTTCAATCTCTGGTATCGCGCACAGAATGCGGTAGCCGGATGGATCTGGAAGTTGTTTTGCCTTTTGCTCTGCGGTTTCTGGCAAGACCGTGGCTGCTCCTGGGTCATCGGGGTTTGTGCCGATCAGGATTTCATTCATTCGATTTCCTCGTACCTTTCTGCCGTGTCGGCAATAACTGAGTTTGCGACCATAAGCCCGCGAATCATTCCTGTCGCGTACTTGTAGTCCCCGTGATCCTTGGCTTTACCCAAGGCAAGATCATCAGTGATGACCTTGATCTCCTCTTGCACCTTCTTTGATAGGTGCTTGAGCAAGTCTTGGCTCATTTAGGTTTCCCCTTTCCTTGTTGCGCCGCTCTGGCGATGTCGATGCCAATACGCATCCCCTCGATCTCCTCTTTCGAGGCTAGTGCCTCCTTGTCCTTTTGGACTTGGACGCCTATCTTCATGCCCTCAATCTCCTCTTGAGATTGAATGCGCTCCATCTCGACTTGCTGCTTGGCTTGAACGGCGGCCATAGCGGCGCGCTCTTGTGACGCAACGCGCTCCTGTTCCATTTGCATCTGCTGGGTCTTGAGCTGGGCATCTGTTTGATCCTTCTGGGCCTTGCGCTGAACCTCCTGGGCTTTGATCTGGAGTTCTTGCATCTGCATTTGAAGGATTGGATCTTGCGCCTGTTGCTGCGCCTGTTTTTGCTGGGCGGCAGCTTGGTTTTGCATGAGCAGTTGTTGTGCTGCTTGCGCCACCATACGGGACAGTGCAGTCTCAAATTCTTCGGGCATCGGCTCCTCGGAATCTGGGGCTGGAAGGGGTGCGCCAACCTGCTGTTCAATCAGGTTGCGATACATGAAGGCGTAATGCTCTGCAATGTGTGCTTGCAGCGCGGCCATCATTTGCTGGGCCAGCGGGTTCTGACCAATCATCTGCGCCGTCATCGGGTCTTGCATGAAAGCCTGATGGGTGGCGATGTGAGCCTGCTGATCTTGGTACGCAAACGCCTTCAGGGGCTTCATGCGCACCACGTCCATGTTCTCCGTGATCGGATCCTTGGGCTTGCTGTCTTCCTCCAGCTTCACCAGCTTGTGGGCATTCTTGATGCCCAGCACCTCAAGCATTTGGCGGTGCAACTGGGCCATGTCGTAGAGCTGGGGAGCCGACTGGGCGAGCTGCATGACCGCCTGATACTGGACAACCTTCTGGCTCATGGTGGCCGCATTTGGATCGGACACCGGGATCACGTCCACGCGGTCGTAATCAGACTGCTTGGCGCGGCGGTCACCTTCCTCGGGCTCGTAGCTGTAGTCCTCTGGGGT